GCCACGTCAGGCTCTTCCACACCACGGTGTCCACAGAGTACTCGCTTGCCAAGGCAGTCTTCATGTCAGGCGGGTCAGTGTCACCCGGGTTGAAATCGCTGCTAAAACCGATATCACCCGAAGATGTTGTTGCGACCCGCGGGACATACTTGAACCTCAGCATGTCGTACTTGTACCACTCGAATCGTTGTGCTACGGCACTAACCCAGGGAGCACTTGCCTCTACTCCTGGGTTGGCGGCCCATTTGATCGCCTGAAATGCGGTCGAACCCTGAACAGTACCCAGCATAGCACGATGCGTGATCATCACACCATCATCGCTTTGCGTAAATACTGGATTAGTAGAAGGGGTTGTCTCGCTGAAGGCGAAGGGCGGTCCGTAGACTAGGTAGTCACCAGAATCATCCTGGGGGTTGCCACTCATAACAGCTCCAAGATGTCGCTCCGTGGTTAGACGGTGCTTTTCTCGGGTGTGGAGGCGGTGAAGTTCCTCTGATGAGAAAACCGGGCCACTATCTCGTACAGGTAACGTTCTACCTGCGTGCGAAGGCCCCGGTTCTGTCCCACCAGATGACTGTAGGACCTGTCCAGAAGAATATGGACGTCCTGCAGCTTTACTTTCACCACCAGGATCAGTAGTGCCAGAAGAATCAACGCCAAAAGTACGGCCAAGTTGACGTAGAAGTTGATCAACGTCGCGCTTAGTAGCTTCGTTTCCAAGGTACTTGGAGACGAGAGCACTGGCTTGGTCATACCCAAGATGCAAAACACTCTCAAGAAGTGGAGCATCCGAGTGGATCTTGGAGTACGCTGACGAAATGGCACGGCCCATATCCTGAATGACCGTACGACCAGGACCAATGTGGCGAGCCACATGGGGAGCAGTGTCCGTACCACCGCCTTCAACCCGACCAGGGGGTTCGAGAACCCCCGTGTTCGGGTCTTGGGGTGTGTGAAAATGGACACTGCCGGATCGTGTTGACATATCGGACTCTGAAGGTCCGATGTATTGAGAAATTTCCTGCCAGGGAGATTGCATGTTGAGAGTCTGGATGGTTTGGAAATCTTGAAAAATCGTGGAGGGGGACTTTTCATCCGGGCCCGCCCGCCCGGAATGCCGACTAAGGGGAAAAATAGCCGGGCCGCTATACCTAACTGCTGAAAATGTCAGGTATTCCCTCACACATGGCACAGAGGAGGAAGGTTGTATGCTCTTTGTAGGCTGGATTAACTCCAGCGCGAAATGAGTGGCATATCATACCATTCCTCATGCCTCTGCGCCCAGACTTCCCGACCCCAATAACGCAAATGAGTGTCGGCGAGGATCTCCTCGGCTGCAACCTGTTGAAAAGGGCTGATGCCGAATGCACGCCAGAAACTGACTCTAGCGCGCACTGAGACCTCACTTTCACTATTCTCCATGCCACGAGCCGCCCATTGCATACCTGTCTCAAGGGTATTTTTGACGGCGGTTTTGGACGTACCTTTAAGGAGCTTGTAGTACTGCGGCAACATGGGTAGACCATCGGTGAGGGCCAGTCCACAATCCGCAATGGCACCTCGCTGGCTGTTCCAGGAGGCCTCCGTACGCACGTCACGGTCAGTGACATTGTCCTTGGCAAGAGCGTTTAGCTGCCGGACCATGACCCACCCTTTGGTTCCGTGCACAGGCTGCGATTGGCAAAACACGACTTGCTCGAGAACGGTGGTGGTGCTCTCAATCTTCATGGTGTAACCATAGTCGTGAAACCATTCCTGCAACCTGGCGAGTTTGGGGAGGTCACTTTTGGACACAATCAGCACACTGTCATCACCGTTGTTGACCAAACGGTATCGAATTCCGAGACTTTTCGCATAGCCCCAGATCAGTGCGCACATAATGATGACATTCCCACAACTTGTGTTCATG